GAGACAACCCAATGGGACAATCTGTTGGGACCCCTATAGAAACATAAAATGAATATATCTATTACAATTGATGATAATGGCAATCCAATCTTCTCTCAAGAGGGAACAGTGGATATGGATTCTATTATCAAAGAGGTTATGGGTGATCAATCGCAGATGAAAGATGTGTTCACCGATAAGTTCGAAAAGCTTGCTGAATCAATTAAAATAGATGAAGAGCAGTTAACCGAAGCGTTAACGTCTAGTTTTGGTGCTATGTTCTCTTTTGGTGAGGACATGAAAGAGAAATTTCAGAAATCTGTTCACGCAAAATTCAATAAGAAAATGTCATCCTTAATCGATAGTATTAAAATCGATGATAAAAAAATATCCGAAAGCTTGACTTCTTTATTCTCTCTAGAAGGTTCGGATGGTTTAGGTGATAAGGTTTCTGATCTGTTTTCAAAAGTCGCACCGGAAAAGAAAGCCGCAGTAATCAATACAAAAGCGAAGGAAAAGGATGAAAGTGCGTTTGACGCTGGTCCGTCAGAAGTTAAGGTGGTGGAACTATCCCCTGAAGTTAAAAAGTATTTGACTACTTTAGGTATTGACGAAGAACCTGAAGTTAAAAAAGAAGCCCCAAAAGGTGGACTCTTAAAAATGCTTGCTGGTGTTCTTGGTATTGGCGGTGGTACTGGTTTGACCGCTTCTAGCTTACAAGCATACGCAATGGGCAGCATTAAAGACGCTTTCAAATTACCCGCTGCGGTTATGAAATTCGCCACAAATCCAATAACCTTAATTGGGGCTGGTGTCATATGGGGGGTTGTTGATGCTGTTAAAGCGGGAGTAAACGCTGAAGAGTGGGGTACGAGTAAGTTATCTGCACAATTAGGGGGTTTCTTCGCTGGAAGTGCTGATGGTATGTTTGCTAATATGGGTAAATGGGCCTTGATTGGTGCAGGTGTAGGTACTGCGGTGTTTCCGTTTGTTGGCACTATTGCTGGTGGTTTACTAGGTGCTATTATTGGTGGTGTTTTAAATTCAATCGGAGCGGAAGCTATCGCTCAAAAGTTTGATGCGTTGGGGTATTGGTTTGAAGAGAACATAGGAAGTAAAATAGATTCTATGTTGACAGAATTAAAATACACATGGTCACAGGTTACGACATGGTATGATGATAAACTAAAACCCGCTATAGACAATTTCAAAACTGAAATGGAACCTGTATTTGAAAGGTTGAGAAAAGTATTTGACAATGTTTCGGATACTGTTTCACCATTGCTAGATTCGATAGAGGAAGTTGTAAGTGAAACCATTTGGCCTGCTATTAAGGGTATTGGAACGTTTTTCGGAGATGGGCTAATAAAAGTATTAGGTACCTTACCTGAGTTTTTAATTTGGTCGATGGAACAGATTGACGAAACCGTTTTAATTATCCGTGAAAAAGTACAAGCTGTGCAGGATTGGTTCGAAGCGATATCCGAAAAGATAAATAATCTTCTCGAAAAGCTACCTTTCATGAAAGACTCCGAATCTAAAATGTTAGATCGTCGTCTAAAAGCTGAAGAGAAAAGAAGAGAAGAACTTGAGAACGATATAAAGAAGTTCGACGATTCAATCGCTAAAGAGAAGACAAGAATTAAAGATCTCGAATCTAAATTGGAATATCTTCGTGATAAGAAAGATCAAGTTGAAATTGATCGTGTGGAAAACGAAATAAAAGAAGCCCAAAGAGAAATCACACTTTCTGAAAGACAAAGAGGAACGTCTAGAAGAGAGATGAGAATGATCGACGAAAGAGTTGATGGGACTATTAAAGCGCAGGATCTGGTTTACTCTCCAAATAGTCTTCAAGTCCAATTGGATAAAAAAGATTCCTTAGAGACTATTGGCGATCAACAGATTTTCTCTAAAGAAGGTGGGACTCTCGATAAAGCTATAAAAGATTTAACAGAGAAAGTGGAAAAACAAATCGGAATTTTAGTTGAGCAAATGAATAGTGCAACAAACTTCAACGAAATGTTCAAGGAATATGTGGATATGTATGCGATGGGTAATTCCGAATTGATAGGTGCTGTTGGGGGTATTGGTGGGTCTAGTGCTCTACCGTCTGAACAAGCTATTCAAAATGGTTATATCCGTGACCCTAACTATGAATTTAGAATGAAAATGAGAGAGGTTAAACTATAATGGCCGAACAAGTTACAGCTAAACCACTACCTTTAAATGAGTTAGACGGCGATAAATATGGCGCTGCCTCGCAGTACGACATAGTTAATGAATATGATTGGACGTTAGCAGGGCAAGATGCGAGAACAGAAGTTTCAGAACTATTGTTAACACAATATGAACTGGATGCGAATGCTCTTTTAGCGAATTTAAAATACTGGACGACTCCTATTTTAAGTGAACAATCTAATCCTTACGAGGGTTTATACCGTGCTAAACCTACAGGGGTTAGTTTCATTCTTCCTTGGTTTGAAGAGTATCACCACCAAGTAACTCAAAATTGGGAAGACTTCAAAGGTCTGGAATCCTCTGAGTTTGCTGATAAGATAGTTAAGGGTGTACAACTTCTAACTAATTCTCCCGGTATTGCAATCAACACCCCCAAAATATGGAAAGGTGCTGCTTTAGCTGACGTTCCCTACACTATTACCCTCTTTAATACGACAGGGAAACAGGATTCTATCGAAAAGAATAAGAAGTTTATAAACCGTTTAATTTCCTCAACGCTTCACGATCAACAAAACCCATTATTAGCGACACCCCCGGCTTTATATTCAATGGAAATTAAAGGGGTTAGATATTCCCCTGCTTGTGTGCTGGCCAATTTAACTATTAGTAATGTCGGCACTATGATAAAAGCGCCAAACGGCGAAGTTTTACCTGAAGCGTATAAGGTAGCATTCCAAGTTAGAGAACTGATATCCGAATCCAGACAAATATTTGAAGGTGCTATTGGAGGTTCGAAGGTAGAGGCTATTGTTTCGTCGGATGGGGCAGTCGCACAAAACCAAGACTCAGATCTTCAACGTAGTATAGAAGCATTAGGAGGTAATACAAATGACTCTTAAGACTAACGATATACCTAATGTTCAATATAAGATTTTGTTCTCACACCTTGAGAATCTTTTCAACGTGTATGAAGATACTGATGGTCAGTATTTTTACAACATACTCAAAACGGTGAGTATTCCTGAAGAAATTGGTCCTGAATTTTTTGATTATTACACTGTTGGTCAGGATGATATGTGGCCTATTATTGCTTATAGATTTTACAATAATGTCAGTTTATGGTGGTTAATTTGTTCAGCCAATCAAATTCAAGATGCTACACAAAAACCAGAGGCGGGAACCGTTCTCAAAATCATAAAGAACGAATACGTGACTGATATATTAAATAAAATCTCGGGGCAATAATGGTAGAACAAGTTAAACAATTCAACTCACAGCAATATCTTTTTGAAATCACGCTTTTACCTTATGACGAAGCGGTTGAACCTGTTAAGATAAATCCCGATGCTGTTGTACAGTTAGTTATCGAGGAAGAACTACTTATTGGCTGTGAGAAGGGATTCTTAACCTTTCAAAACTCTAATGAGATGTTTCAAAGGCAGATTAAAAACATAGGCGACACAAACCTTTCCGCTAAAGCGAAAAGTGCGTTTAATAATGTCGGTTATATTTTCCGTAATGATGGTAAAGATAGACTTCACATAAGAATAAAGCCTATTAAAACTCCTAATCTCGATAACCCTGAAATCGATGAAGTTCCTGATGAAGGGTGGTTAAAAGAAATAACGGCTAACATATATGACGTTGAAGACCCTATGGTTAATGATATCGGCTCTAAATTGAAAAGGCTTTATTTCCATGATCATAAATATCAAAAGATGACGGAACGTGATCTTCTTTCAGTCGATAATAAGATATGGTCAACCGCCACTTCTAAAATGAACCCGAATTATGGGGAGGTCGCCCCATCACTCGCAACAGACGAACAGAGGAAAATGTTCACAGGAGATGCGATTAGGGACATACTTGAAAACTCTTTAGGTTTTGAAATCGATGAAGATAATTTCGATATCGGAAGGACTAAGATGTTTCACACCGCAACGGCGGGGTCCTCACCATTAGATAACATTACATATTTATGGGAACATCATTTATCAGAGAAACAATTACCTTCGGAATATTATGACATTAGTCTTATTCTATGCGATCCTGATACGGAAAAGTTTCAATTTATGCCTCTTTCTAAGATTTTTGAAAACGCAGGGAAAGGTATAAATGAACCGGGAATCTATCAGATCGAACACCTTTTCATAGAAGATGTAGGCACACAAGATAAAGCCGATAAGGTTTGGATGGCCCCTGTATTGAGAACATATGATCCCAATTTAGACGTTAAAATAACAAAGTTGAAAAAATACAGTTTCACTGAAATGTCTGGTGTGGATAGTACCAGAGATTTGGTATCGAAATCGGTTCACACATACGATTCTAAAAGTAAGACCTTCTCAAAGCATTCAGCAGATTCTCAAATAAAAGACGTTCCCAACGCATTACAACAAGACTACATCACAGATAAGTTATTTGTAAAGGGGAATGAAAACACGAATATCGATTTAAATAAGATTAAAACGGATAACTTGAAACATTCATATAAGTTCACACCTATAGCTGATGGAGATGTCGCACAGAGATTAGGACACGCGAGTTTAATACTCAAGTCAATTTTCTTCAACAATTGCTTAACTGTCGAACTTGAAGGCTCAACTAATAGAAGAGTCGGGAGATTTATTGGTGTTGATAGATATCATAACAATGAAAACGAGTTTGATTATAGTATGTGTGGGCAGTGGCTTATAACCCGAATTAGTCATAACTTCTTCAAGAATAGTTATGTCAATGAGGTTAATATGGTTAAACCACAAGTATACGATAAGATCACATTTAACAAAGAGGAAGATGTAGTCTAATGAAAATCACAGACAAAATAATTACAGACGCAATCAAGACATCTGAAGATGCGTACATCAATTCAGGGTTTTCTGAATTGTTGGATGAGAAAATGAAGTCATATGACTCTTCGGGATTAGAGTCGTTAATTTCAGGACCAAACTCTTTTTTCAACCAAATAAAGAAATTCATAGGTAATTATATTGGGAAGTATACGAATTCGTTGAATGTTGTAGAAGAGAATAAAAACCAGTTCTTCAATAAAATTGAAGGTCTTAAAAAGCTTCCAGAGGATTTAAAGTAAATGGCAGAATATAAAACAGAGTGGGTGGAACCAAGTTACGGTTGTTGTTATATGACAGCAGCCGACCACCAGAATTTCAAAGATGCCATTGGTACAGATGAACAAGTGTTCACCACTAGAAGGGCCATCCTTGAGAAGTACAAGAATCAATCGCCTTTTGGTGGGGATGGGCTTTATTTGAAAGTTGAAAGTTTTGAGGATTTACAGAGTCGTCTCCCTAGAATAAGAAAGATCAATTCCCCTGAACAGGAAGAACAACGCGCAAAAGCGGATATCCTTCATAATATTTCAGGTGGTAATGTAGATCATAAAAAAGCTATGTTGAATGGTATACCTTCTTCGTCTAATGCGTTAAAAAACAACCCTATTAGAGTTTCTGAAACGAAGTCTTCTATGAGTAAGCGAAAAGAAGAAGGCGTTAAAAAAGACTCAGGGAACGTTATGAAATCCATTAGTTTACCCATCACCGCTGCTGTCGCTGATGCGGCAGAAAAGATTTCTTCAGAGTTTCAAGACGCTAAAAATAAAAGTGAGGGATTAATTGATTCGGTTATTAATAAGGTTATAAATCCGGCTAAATCGAAATTCTCTGAAAAGTACAGCGGGTTAAAAGAGAATTACGAGAAATATAAAGAACAAGTTTCCCAATTATCGGAAACTCTTGCTTCTCTACCAGACCGAATAGGTGGAATAACAGATGCTGCCATTGGGCAGTATAACCAATTGACAAATCAATTCAATCTGAGTCTAACCAATGTTCAAAACCAAATAACAGATCAATTTCAGTTTAATCTGGATTCTACTATTGACTCGTTAGCGGGTGCCTTTGGGGTGGTCGCCTCTATTGTCGCTGCACCTACAGGGTTCTCGAATACTATATTGGCAGGTGGGGGTGGAGATGGTAGCGGATACACCGCAGCAGACGTTACAGACGATTATCCCAATGGGGTGAGCAGGGATGGGTGTCCTGTTGTTAGAGGCTTTTCTGTGTACTCTAGAGGGCAATTTAGCGGCTATGAGGCGAGACAATTCAGACCCACCAATTTAGGGAATACCCAATCCATTCAAAATGCCGTGAATGCAGCAATAGAATTTGCAAACCAGAGAAATGGTGTTGTTTGGGATGATTGTAGTAGAGGAAGATTTATAGTATTTTGGCAGGCATAACATGAACGTTTTAGATATACAATATAAAGTGAAGCTGGATAAGGCTAAAAGTAAGCCGAATAGCATTAATGAACTCAATAAGCTAACGACTGAAATCTTGAATGCTGCTCAAAATGATGGTGCCGAGCGTTATCGTTTTTGGTTGAAAAAGATAAAAGGCTTACACCCTCTTATTGACCACTATCTTTCTGGTCAAAACGTTGGGACAGATATTTCGGATATAAGTGGAGAGCATATACTGAATTTGGGCGTTGACACTCAGACCGTAGATTTAAAGTATTACTATGAACAATATAAAGATTCGAATGGTCAAACTAAAGAAAACGGATTACTTCCCACACCAATAAGAACTAGTATTAGGAATAAGTTATCTGAGCAGCAACTGAAGATGTGTGAAGATTCGTATACTGAATTGAATCAGGCTTATTCGATTATCATGTCTACGTTCTTCAACGATCCAAGCACACAAGCAGGTGGTGATCCTAACAATTGGGTAGTCACTCGAAATATCGCACATGACTTCTATAACACACAAGATTACTTAGGTTTTAGTGTTAAACTGTTTCTATATGACAGCCAATATAGATCTTTAGTCGCTAAATACGATAAGAAGCTGCAATTATTAGACACGATAACTCCTGTGTCAGAGAAGATTTTAGTGGATTTAGATCCCATTGTAATGACGGTGGAGGGGAAACAATTGGTTATGGATAATCTGGGGAATAAGATTATAAGAATGCCTCAAACGGTGGATAAATCTATCATTACCCCAACGTCATTGAATAACGAACAGGAAGTGTAATTATTTAATATGAAAGAATATCTTGGAAATTATAGAGGGATTGTAATACAAAACAATGATCCTCATATGCGAGGGAGAATTAAGGTATTTATACCTAATGTCTCTTCAAATATCTATACTAATTGGGACCAAGATAACGACGATAAGATATTCAATTTCATAGATAATCCTGACGTTCAAAAGATTATAGAAGAAGTTAAAGAAGTTCTACCTTGGGCTGAATACGCTGGACCTATCTTCGGCGGGTCAGCATCCGCTAGGTACAACGCAACCCTTAAAGAGGGTGTGGTCTCGGATACAAATAGTTTCGAAGGTAATGAACCTACAGAAGGTTATAGACCTTTAAACATGTATGCGAATGAGTTAGCATACCCCGATGCCTTTTCAGCTTCAGGGAAAGTCGGCAATCGTTCAGTTAACCCTTATGCAAACCAATACATTCCTGCTAACTATTCGAACTTAGCGAAGGGGATGTTTAGTATTCCTAACGTAGGATCTCACGTTTGGGTCTGGTTTATTGGTGGTGATAGTAATCAGCCTGTTTATTTTGCTTCTTCATACGGCGAGGAAGACATCAAAAGAATTTTCACCAATTCTCAAAAGACAGGTTTAGAGGGTGAAGAAGCGAGTTCACTACACTATCCCGGCACCTATGAAAACATCGTGGAAGACGAACTTTCATCTGATGGAAAAACCTTTAGAAGTAAACATGTAATTAATTCCAATAAAAACTCTATTGAAATGATCGATACCGATGGTTTCGAAAGATTGCGTCTAACGCAGTATGGTGGTTCTTTCATTGATATGACCAATGAAACAACTATTAAAATGAGTACGAACAATGATCAATCAATGGTGTTGGGAGACACGTTCGAAACCCACCAAAAAGATAAGAATGAATTCATTGGTGGTGTTAATGATCGAATCATTCACGGAGATAGTTACGAGAAGGTCGGCAATCAAAACTCTTTCGCAGTAAATGAGATATTCGATAATTATAAGATTATCCATGAATATAAAACTCTTTTCGACGTTAAAAGGACAAATGCTAACAGCGTTGGGGGAAGATATGAGCAGAATGTGACTTCCCCTTATCAGGAACAAGAAGGGTCATATGGAATTTGCCCTGTATGTAATAACATACCGTATGCACAGAAATTGTGGAGACTAAACCCTTTACATAATAGAATAAACTTGTTCTTACCTCTACCTGATCCCGGTTGGCCGGGGCAAAGTTTATTCACACCCGTTTCACCACCAACACTTGCCAATATTGGGGATACAGGTTTCGTTGAAGGTGGTTTTTGTCCTCTTTGTAATGATCCTGTGAGCCCTTACTTCTACGAAAATCCCGGTTTTTCGTCTTCAACTGTTAATGGAAACTGGAATGTTGAAGATAGGAAGCTTTCTGATGGTGTGTTGGGTGATCTCTATAAAAGCACTTCATCCCAAATACTTGACCTTCAAAACTCACTAGGGAACGGTGGGGATAGTATTAAGAACATTTCACGCAATTTCGTCTTGAATGTCGGATTAGCGATGAACAATTTACAATCGTATCGTGTTGACGCTACGGGTAAACTGAAGAGTGTAGGGGTTTATGTGGCCCCTGAAGGCACAATAATTAAACCCGCACCAACACCTCACGTTGAGCATGTAGATGTAGACCCATTACCGGGAGGCGATTACATAATAACTGCTGGTAATAAAATGAAGTTCTTAGCAGGGGCTAATGGAATAAACATAAAGACGTTTGGACCTATAGAAATGTATGGGTCAATAACCAATTTAACATCTGAACAAATGAATATTCTCGCAAAACATGAATTATTCATTGACGGTGGGGAGAAACTTTCATTACGTGGTCGTCACATTTCCTTGAATCCTTTTGAACAGAATCCTGTATTAGTCGAAGGTGGGTTACACGTTTCTAAAAATGCTATTATTAAAGGTGGTATGCATGTTGATGGTGAGTTAGGGGTTCAACATGTTACAGGTCCATCACAATGGTATAAGACTGAACCTAGTGGTGGTTTAACTATGTTAGTGAACACCTTGATTCCACTTGGTTCACCGTCTGTAGAACCTCATGTCCATCCGGTTATAATTAAATTACCAGATCACGAACATTATTTCGAGAGTTTAAGTATGGATTTGAAATCGTGTAAGGAAGAAGCTAGATCTACAATGGTTCAATTAGGTATAAACTCTAACGTAGAAGTTAATTCCCAAAGTGTTAAATACCCGAATCCCGCTAGTGGTGAGGTTAACTTAGCTCAACCTGTAGGTGGTATCGTTAATCAAGCGCAAGCTGAAGCGACATTAGCGGACACGCCGGGACTTCCATATAGCTCAATAACAAATGTCTTTAATACAATCTCACAAGTCAGTGACGTTTCACAGTTTAATGACCTATATAGCACTTTCCAAACAAATGCTGATGGTGTTACCTCATCGGTTAACGCACAAACTGAGGCTATAAACGAAGTGTTAAGGGGTAATCTCGGAGCAGTAGAAGACGCTATTGCTGACATCTATTCATCGTAAAGGGAATATTATGGCCAATAAATTCTATAATAGAAGTCAGACACAAGAAAACTTCAAACCTAATACAGATTATTCCGATTTCGTTTCCACTGTAACAGAAGGAAACAACTCTTTTGAATTGAAACAAAATAGTGTTCTGTATGATCTCGCTGTGGAAGAAATAAACGTCACTAATTTCGTTTCGAGAGAAGACATACCGGATTGGTTATGTGGGTTTATTGATCTTTCTGAAAACGATTCCTATCTCTCACAAGAGCAGCAGAACATTAATAATTTCATAAATGTGAATGAATCTATTCAGGAAGCATTCGATTCTGGGTTAGTAGATCCTGTTAGATTCGTTAGTGATGAATGCTTGAAATATGGAGTTCCCGGTTCCTATTACTATTCGAAATGTGTGCAAGAAGGCGATTCAGAACGAGCAGAATACATAAACCAGTTAAATTTTGGTAGTAATTTCCAAAATGTGGATTATATAATAGATAGTACTTTAACGGATCTAGAAGATGCGGTTTTTGAAGAAGTCAATCAGGCTATTCTCCTTGCTAATATTGACATACAAGCCTCTGTTGTGGGAATAGTCAGGAGGGGCAGCGAATGTAATGGTTGTACACCAAACCCAACTACAGGGGGGTTTGACCCTACTTGTGGTGGTAATGGGGACCCTTTTTTATGGTGGATAGCGTCGAATGACGATGGTGTCGCTTCAGTCTTACTTCCTTGCTATATGTCAAATGAAACTGATGTGAGAGTAAGGGATAAAGGCAACGAAAAAACTTGGGAGGGCACTTTCGTGCGCTATGGTGGCGCTAGAAAAATATTCGTTTTCAATGAACCGGGAATAAATATGGGAGCAGACGTAGTACTCGTCGCCCGTGATGTTAACATGTCATGGAGAATAGGTAATCCCGGTAAAGATCATACGTGGAACGAAGACCCCAACGATTGGGTTGATTAATTATTCCTCATTCTTCACAATTAAACTCATAAAAGCTTTTTTAAGTAAATGCATAAGGGCATTATATTCTTTCTGAGTTTTGGTTCTAGAGAGAACGATTTCTTCACCATTTAAATCATAACCAATGATCATAAACGTATCTAACCATTCAGAATTTACAGCTAAAAGGGATTTGAAATTTCGAACTCTTTCTTTCTCTAATTCATCTTCCTGATCAACATTATCTTTAAGAAGTTTAGATATAAACTTTGTAATATCTTGTTCGCGTCTTATATTCAATGATTCATCGTCATTTTCAAACTTTTCATCACGATTATCATTGTCGTCATTATCTTTAGCTTTCGGGGACATAATCCAATCCTTTTAAGTATTTATATAAAAGGATTAAATTCAACTATTTCCCTGAATACCATGCTCCACTAAAAAAGTCACAATAACTTCAATAGAACTTGTAGAAAGCTTGAATTTCTGAGGGAGGAACTGACCACCATCATATAACTCAAAATAGTTATCACCAATGGAAGACTCCTTCAAATTGTCCTTATTGGCGTTGACGTAGCATGTGCAAAGGACACTTGCAGAACCGGGATTAATGACAATTGTCCACGCTCTTGGGTCAACATCGGAATAATCCACATCTAACCGTGAAACGTTGTATCCGCATCCCTTTAATCTACTAATAAAATAACCTTGACTGTTTAACCTATTCATCTCTTTTCCTTTCGTTTTTTACTTCACTAATGCTGTTATTATATATTGAAGGACGAAATCATCTTCCTTCACTTCAAACATAATAATACCCTTGTCAACATTCACTTTAATTTTCACGGAATCGAAATTCAACGTGGAAATAACTCTAAATATCTCTAAATTAATGGGTAGCTTGTTTTTAATCTCATCCCCATCATACTCATCCGCTAGTTTGAACTCGATCATATCAACATTCTGAAGACTCTCATCCGTTAGAATGCCGTATAAGGCGTCATCTTTGGTGTAAAGGTATATCTTATTCGTTTTATCTGCGAATGTGGAGCCTTTTAGGATGTCTTTAAGTGACTGATTATACACATCACACTCAAAATCGAATCCCATCTTATAGACATTTTCCATCTTAATAGATGGTGCTTCTAATATCCCATCATCTAACAAATGATATTTGAAGGAGGTTCCCGAATCTGACTTATACGATATATTATTCGTATTCACAGATAAGGAGATTGTATCTTCCTTCAAGAAAGAAAACACATTTAACAACTTCGAAACGTCAGGGATGTTGAGATCGATGGATTCAACGTCATGTTCAAAGTCGAATGTCCCCTTATACTTTGAAAAGAGGATGATCGTTTGCTCTTTCTTATCAAAAGAAGTGGTGGCTAAACACTCAACACCGTCTTTTTTAAGGGTGAAAATCCCCCTATCAGATATCTTGTTAATTGGATTTAAAAACTTCTTACAAAATACTGTCTTATCTAGAACGACTTCCATTCATCACCTGTAGGGTTGCGTTTAAATCTTTATTAGATTTTATAACTTTCTTCAAATCACGCTGCATTTTATCAATAATATTTTGATGTTGCTTATGCGTTTTTTCCAACTTTGCCACTTTGCGACGAAGGGCCTTATTCTCTTTGTCTATATTAACCACAGACAATTCATTACCCTCTTTTATCACTACTTTAGGTAAAGCTTGACTGACCTTTTTTAAGGCTTCAAAGTCTTCTATATTTTCTTCTTTTTCTTTCATGACTCTTCGGGGTTATGCTCCACTACGATATCAGAATGGGGTCCGTCAGTCATAGGGGGTACTGCTGGTTCTTGGGGAACCTCTTCATAATTAGGCCCATCAGTTTCAGTGTTTTCCACTTCAGCAGGACTAAACGTAGAATCCAAAATGCATTTCAGATTTACAGCTAAATCCTGAAGTAAGAAAACGACTTTCGCTAATTCCTTCAATACCTGATCATTGGAACCTTTAACTTCAGCGATTGCGGACACTACCTTCTCCACATCCTCTTTCAGATCAACATTAACCGTAGTTGTGTTGGGTAAGGGTGGAGGTGTGGGTGCCATTTGCTTTTGACCTGTCGCGGCTACTTGCTGCGGTGGCATTTGCGCTTGAGGCGGTTGAGGTGGTTGAATGTCCTCCACTTCCTGACCCGCTTCTCTCATCCTTTGAACCAATTCCTGCCGTGCAGAGAGCACAGCAGGGGTTATATCGTCACTAGCAACTTTCTTAATGAATTCGTGTGGGTTATTCATACCAATTAAATTAGCACCGTTCCCAACGCCTTCTGCTTGTTTTTGGAGATTTTTCATTTCCCCACCAACGATCATAGCTAAGGCCATTACGTCTTCTTTTTCGCTACTCATGGCTTAGTCATCCAATTCCGCTAGAAGTTCGTCAATCTCGTCGCTTGCCTCTGAATTATCGTCCGAATCACCCATATCGAGTTCGTCCATGACATCATCAGCGTCTTCAACAGTTTCGACGACCTGTTCAGTCTTGACCTCTTTAGACTCGGAAGTAGTAGTCTTAGCCTTGGATGAAGACTTTTTACCCGTGGTATTCTTCAGACCCAAGGTGTAATCCTCTTCCTCTTCAGCGATCTCTTGAAGTTCATCGAGGAAATTAACCTGAAGGGCTTCGAGTAATTCATCATAAGATAATTGCTCTTCAAAGATCTTTGTGTGATCCAGAGGATCGTTTAGAAGTTCCATAATCTGTTCATCAGTTAGATCTATCTCTGACGGAGGAAGGAACTTACTCGATGAATAAGAGGGCCATGCGTCTCTCGAATCAGAATTAGGCTTAACTGTGATTCTAAAGTTGCAACCCTTTTCATCTAATCTCCAAATATTCTTACCGAAGATTTCCTTATCTTCACCGTTCAGAGCGTCCTGAACAATTGAATTAACCTGCTTACCGAATCTAAATAACTTCAACTGGTTATTCATCTTAGGATTCTTGAGGTTTTCGATAACATAAAACTTACTGATCCAGTTTTCCTTTCTGCGAATCTTCTTCGACTGCTCCTTAAGGAATGGATCGTCGGACTTCCAGAATTGGATACTCTTTGCACAGATGGGACATTTCTTCCCTTCAAGTGAAGGACAACGATACGAGACGTATTCACCCGAGTTCGTTTTCCAACCGTGGTGCATGTAGTGGTGCATACTCTCTTTAGGGTTTTCCTTATGGATTAGGAAACGACCTAAAACGGAATCACCAATTTCGGTCTTAATGATATGAGAGAAAATACCAGACTCTGGCTTGTCTTTCATACCGTCCATAATTTCACTAGTTAATGCGTCATAATCAATCATAATTGTTTTCCTTTGTGTTTGTTTACTTTACTAATATAACATAATACATTATCATGTCAACTCGTCGTCTATTATTTTTCTTATTTTTCTATAACCCCTTGTGGTTAACGATTTCGCCTTTTCCGATTCATTGAAATTATCTACATATGTCTGTATATTCTCCCCATATTTACCTAGAAATAGACTTCTCTCATCCGGTGGCAATTGACTAATCAGTAAATAAATATTTATCCCAAACTTCGAAAAAGCAACGATATTATATATAGTTATTTTCCTGAAAAGTAAATGCGAACACCAATCGTAAGTCAGCGATTCAGTATAGTTTAGGTACTCCCCAAGTGGGATCTTTTTCTCAAGACAAAAATCTTTTATAAAGAGTAATCCGTTTTTTATCAATAGAAGATTATCGGGGGAATCGGGACCTTCTTCATCCAAATTCTGCAAGTACATAAAGTACGTTTTTATAGCAATAGGTCTTTTGTAAAATTCCAAATTAAAGACTTGTTTCTTGTTAAAAACCCTATATGGGGCTAACATGAAAACGTCCACGTTAATGTGGGATTCAGTTCTCTTCAACTTTTCAACTACTTCGTCGAGTAACTTTTCTTCCTTTTCAGATAACCCTTCAAAATCATCTACAGGAGTGTATTCCTCGCAGTTGAATCTCGCTACGTTGAACAAATATGCGTTATAAATCTCTTTTTTAAAAGACTCAATAGACATTAATATTCTTCTTTTTTAAGGTTTTATTTATCTTACTTGCTTTCGTCTTCAACATCTTACTCTTTATTAAGTTCGGATATCGTTTCAATATACCTTGTAAAATCGGCATTAATGTTGGAGAACTTGTCATTTTCATAGATAATTCTTGCATATTTGGATCTGATAAAATTGTCAAGAATAAATTTGTAGGGTTGATGTTTTTGTTATTTATCAGAAACAAGAACGCACCTAATTTGTTTATTATTATGTCAAATTCGACTTCATTAATTTGATTATAAGGTATAAAAGACTCAATAGAATCGTGAAAACTTTCACATAACCCTAATGCGTTGTCATTACCTTTACTCATTCAAATTCCTTCTCTAGATCGTTAATGGCATCCATTGTACTCGTAATATCACCATCTTCATCTGAACTACTTACTTCTTCCTCATCAGATGCTAGTTCTTTTAATAACAAATAATTATAATCTATACCTAAAGTTGTATACTCGTTAACAGGGCCATTTCTATTCTTTTGAATAGCCATATTGATAATTCCAGCAAGGCGATCCTCTTCAGAAGCCCAAATACTCAACTGAAGATCGGCTGTGAATGGGACACCAACACTTTCACTAATAGCATCCATATCAGGTTGCGCGTCATTCATACCCTTACGATTGACCTGAGAAGCCGTGATAACAGGAGCATTGAACTCATATGACGTAGCTCTTAATTGTTCCGCAACACCTTTTACATCCTCATATGACCCACCCGTAGCTTTACTCGGTTTGATTAGATTCAAATAATCTACTACAATAGCATCGAACTTATGCCCTTTCTGCTCAAGCTTCTTGATATAAGAGTTGATATGTGCGACTGTAATCGATTTAGGTGGGAACTCTTTTATATAAAGGGTGGCGTCTGCATTATCGGATTTAAAGTTCATAACCTTAGTCTTTAAGGTTTCAATATCCTTACTAAGATCCATGAAAGGTATGCGACTGATTTGAGATGAAAATCGTCTTGCGTAAAGATCTTCAGGCATTTCCAATGTGATCAATAAGACGTTCTTATTCTGCTTTAGAATGTTTAAACAACTATTACCAAGGAAGATAGACTTACCGACATTAGTTCTTCCGACAAAAACTATTAATTGTCTACCTTCCTTGAAATAGCCGCCCCCGATCCTTTCGTCCAACCATCCCCAACCGGATGATAATGTGTGTACTTTCTTGTTCAACTCATCACAATGAATATCGATACTTTCAAAATAGTTAAATCCAAGATCATCGACCAAGGAAATACTACAGGCATCTTCAAATACGGGAAGTAACTCAGGAACGTTTAACTCTTGCTCGTCATCTTGAAGCTTAAATGCAGCATCTTTAATGGCGAGGTAAAGAGCCTTTTCACGAAAGAAAGACTCAGTGTTCTCATATAACTCATCGTCATTGAACTCTTTATCCAACGTTTTAAATGAGAGAAGAACCTCTTTAAACGATGATTTGAGGTCATCGGTTTCTAGATACGATTTAACTTCTGTTAGATTCGGTGCAGTGTTTCTTCTTTTGAAGAAGTCCATTATAATATTCATAATGGATCTAACATCTTTATTTTCTATGAATTCAGGTCTATAGAAATCAGTGATTGCACCCAAATATCTGGGATTATAAATGCTGTTAAATGCTATAACTGTTTCGAAGTACTCTTTATCTAATTTTGGTTTTACTTTAGTTGGTGTCTTCTTCGTCTTCTTCATCCATTATCTCTTCTTCTAAAGTGTCCATCTGTTCTTTCAAATCAGCGTATTCTTCGTTACTATATGTTAATTCCGCTTTCAGAACTTCATCAAATTGCTTGAGTACGCCCTCATTCCAGAAATCAGGGTTTTGTGCGAAAGTTGATGCGTAACCTAATTTCTCACCATTCATGGTGTATGTGGGTCCAGTTTTCTGAATGAAATCCATCTTCGTGGCAAAATCTAAAAGACCTGAATAGGGGTCTAATCCGGTTTTGAAATTGAGATACATCTCAGCACTCATGAAAGGTGGTACGAATCTATTCTTCGTTACGAAAGCCCTTAAATTAGTCCCACTGACCTTATCGGATAGTTTACCTACCTCACCCTTATCGTCTTTCGATTTGATGTTAGTCGCAGATAACTGAACTAATAGGGAAGCGATAAAGAGAGGTGAAAGACCTCCCGGTTGCTTCTTAATCATAGACGGGTAAAGATCACCGGGATTCTCATAAATGTGGTTCGTGAATAGGATTGGCGTTTCGGATTTAGCTGCTCGAAAAGTCAACTTGTTAATCATACTTTTCAACTGCTTTGCTCTAAGGCCCATGTCCGCTGCGCTTTTACCCTCTAATGAATCCGTCATTTCTTTAAGAGTATTCAAACCACCTAAAGAATCAACACAAAGAATGAGTCTCTTCTTTAAACCAGCTTCAATAGCTCTTTCCAAGACCGTCAACATTTGAGTTTTACACTCTTCTATGATCTCAACGGGAACGTGCTTAATTTTGCTTACATCGCATCCTAATCTTGCGGCTACCAGATTATCAAGTGCCTGCTCGCTGTCGAAATAAACGGGTCTGAAGCCCATTTTTTGGGCGTTTGCGATGATCTTGTTCACGATAAGGGTTTTACCTGTCGCAGGGGGTCCAAAGAACCCCCCTACACGACCTATCGGGAAACCACCAAACACACTGCCAGATATAATGGCGTTTAGAGCAAAGTTACCCGTATCGATAAAACCACTAACAGTAGAGAGTGAGTTCTCGGATAGGGTGGAAGCGTCAGGGTTCAGTTCTTCGATCATATCGAAGATTGCATCTACTTCGCTTTCGGACGATACATCGTCAACGACTATATCTTTTGATTTTGCTTTTTTAGCCATTAGTTACCTTCTTATTCGTCAGGGAAAAGCTTAATTACTTCAGCCTCTTCATTTTGTTCGGGGGCATTAGCTTGTGCCTGCTGTTCACCTGCGGCCTGCTGTTCACCTGCGGCCTGCGGTGCGTCTGTCATATAAAACATTCTTAGATACTGACCGTAAATCTTATGATCGAACGGAGTTTTCTTCATTGGAGTAATGTTGTTTCTAACATACTCTAAAATTGCACCTTCTTCAGGGGCGGCTAAGAATTCCTTGAAAACTACCGGGAAGAATTGAATCGAAAGGTTTCCCTGATTCTGTTCCATATGGATAATGACCGGATCTTTCACCGCCATAACCGTATCTGTGGAATCCTCTTCTACCTTCTCACCAATAATTACTCTACCAATAGAATCTAAAAATAGTGTTAATTTGTCCTGTAACTGCTTTGTGTCCATTTACTTCTTATCTCCTTTTTATTATTTTACCAAAATGGATGTCTTTTTCAACTAAACATCTCCATTAGATCGTTTTTCTCTTCACTTGTCATTGATGGCATATTCCACTCCATCACTTCGAATATTCTCTTTAACGGCTTTAGAACCGTCTTCTCAAACATAGCACTTCTATCGATATCTAACATTGTAAACTCTTCTGGATAATCGAATAAAAACGCTATACATTTTATACCTAACTCATTCTTGTTGAGAAGGACGAACTTTATCTTATCACCCGACTTCAACAATTCATACTTATTCGTTAGATTTAACTTTTCAAGAAGTCTATTGTAATAAATAGCCGACTTAACTTGAATGGGGGTCTTCTTACCAATTCTAAAACCCACTGCCTTCTTTTCATATTTATTGTAATTGTTTAGGGAAATAGGAACGGCAATTTCTTCAATTGTGAAATCCTCAAAAGAGTCATAAATCTTTTTGATTTCCGCATTGACCTTCTTTTGGTCCTTTTCACGCATTATCATTTCGATAATCTCTTTTAAGAATGGCTTCAGTTTTTGAGGTGTAGATGTCTTAACAACTTCTAATCCGGTATATTTATATTTCCTATGGAGTTTCTTACCGTTCTCATCGTAAAACGATTGTCCGTCCTCATCACAAATCATTTCAAGAACATAGTTCTTCTTCTTAACGAAAATCGCTGATGATGAAATACTTTCCAGTTTGAATTCGTAATTCTTCCATTTGGAATTGAGTTTTTTCTTAGCCCAACTATTGATCTTTCTATCGATAACCTTTTTGAATTCCATAGACAATTCAAAAACTTCAGGGTTTATCTCACCATCTTTCTCTAATGGTAATTCCAACTTTTTCAGTATTTCGTGAATAGTTATACCCACACTGTCGGTATCACCGAAAACAACACAGTCGTAATCCATATCATACTTCTTTTTGACGTACTGTTCAACTACCGTAGCAGCTTCCTTAATACACCCCTGTCCTGTATGTGTAATAGATTCAGCCAATTCAACGTCGTAGAAAGGGCTACTCTTCTCTGCAAAATAACCGTAGATCTTGTTAAGTAAGATCTTCAATACATATTGCATAGTGTCGTTTTGTGCTAGTTTGTAATCAATCTCAGTTATTTTAGAAAGTATTTTACCATCCTTATCCGATCCATCGTTTTGAATAGCGTTTGAAAGTTTCACCTTTTTAGTGTTTAACTTCTTAGAATCTTTCTTAATGTCTACACGTTCAGCATAGATCTCTTCGATAATAGACGGGACTAACCCTTTACTCTTTTGCGAGAATAAAATGTTAGATTCGGAAATAGACACTTCATTATCCTGAACGAACTTATCAAATTTTTCAGGTGTGGTCCTCACCTTTTTACCACTTTTCGATTTTATGATGACGCCTTCATCGTCTTTATGAATGGAACCAATCTTCGTCTCAGGTGAAAGATTTAACGTCACAATAGTGTTAGGATACAGGGAGTTAACGTCAAAATAAAGAATGTCTTGTTGGAGACCTTTTTTAGATTCACGAACAAAACCCCCCATGAAATCGTCTGTAGATTTATTCACATACGTCGAAATTATCTTTCCGTCATCAAGTCCTTTTTGTGCAATAATACCAGTTACAACATTGACTGTGCTCTCAGCTTTTTTAAACGGGGATAAACTCAAATACCCAATTTTTCGACAGATCTCAAGATATCTCAACTTATCTTCAAGAAGTTTAATAAGTCTTACATCCTGAATATTATATTCAACAAAAGCGTCCCAATCGGTATCAGCTAATTGGGAAAGGTTTACTTTGTTAACCGCATTTTTACCAAGACCCAATTCAACTTCAGATATGTGGTTTAATGAATACGATTCTCTAGGATCTCTTGTGAAGACCTTATAGAGATACATATAGTCGAATAATGTGACACCTTGAATGTACCACATCTTCTCATAAGACTCTAAACGCTTTTCTACGTTCTCAATGAAAAAGCAGTAATCCAAAGGGGAAAGTCTATGTGCAGCATTCTTACCCTTGTAAACGCCATTCTCTCTAAACAGAATGTTTATACGATTGATAATGTATGGAATGTCAAAACTATCGCTATACCACCCTGTAACTATATCAGGGAAATCCGATCTCCAAAACCTTAGAAACCCCCTAAGCATTTGGAATTCGTCAGCAAACTCATGATAAACGATATTGTTTCTACTATCAGCGCCATAGTAAGGCTTTGTGCCGAAGGTGTGATAAATGTTTGTCGTACTATCTAAAATGGTTATTAGATTGATTGGGAACTTGGCTTCGTGGGGATCGGGAAATTCATCAGGACTATAAACCTCAATATCCAAATAGAATATCTTTAGAGGGTTCTGTGAAAAATAGTCTTGACGATTCATTCCTTTGAAATGGTCGATAAGGAATTGCTGTTCAGGAGCTAAATTGTAATAAACGTCTTTTTTGTTGTCCGCAAACTTCTTTCTATCTTTTTTGTTTTTGAAGTTTATTCGTGTTAATTTTTCGTTGTAAATGGAGACACCATCTTTACCAGTGTCGTTCTTTACATACAAATAGGGTTTGAATGGATGAGTCTCATGGACCCTTTCTCCATTATTATCCCATGTGAAGAGATGAACTTCTTCATCTCTCCCTGAATACACAACATTTCTAAACATTAATCAATCTTTTGTTCAGGATTCGTTTCCAATATGAATTTACGATTTGGGTCACCGACCTTGTAAAAGGTGGTTTCGTATCTCTTCATCCAATTGTTTTCATTTTCCAACCACATAGACTCTGTATATTCTCTTGCTTTCTTCGAATATTCCATATATGTTTGCTCATCCTTGAATGCCTCATCTAATCTATCTATTAGATCATTTCCTGAGTTGAATTTCAAGTCTGCATTTTTATATGTGCAAAGGTCTTGTGCTACACAGGGTAATCCGAGCGCACCAGACTCTAAGAGTTTAATGTCACTTTTAGCCTTGTTGAAGTTGTTATCTTGTAATGGGGCGTATGTTATGTTAGCACCAATATTATGGAGCCCTCTAAACAAATCAAGAAGAGGAACCCAATCGAAGTAAAGCATCTCACCGCTATCAATAAAAGGCTTCAGAGGGTGAGGGAAGCCTCCCATAAATGCAAATTGGTATTTCTTCCTTGCTTTTATGATGTCCTTTATCACATGCTCGAAATCGTCCTTTTGACCTGTTTTGTTTGTAACGTCAAAATGGGTGCCGCTACCAGCATAAAGGACTATGGGTTTCTTTTTGTTCTTATCATAATTCTCTAATACCTTGTCCTCATCGTAAAAACCATCAGCCCAGAACTTAGGGAGGTAATTGGGAACAACAGTCACATTTGGGTTTGATGTCTTATGTTTGTAGTAATCCTTCATGAACTCACAAGTGACTGTAATTTCATCAACAAGCTGCATCATCTCTTCAATCTGCTGCCTTATCTTAGGATCTTCAAACGCAAATTTACATCTGTTATAATCGGGAATATCTTCCTTGAATACGATGTCATCAATCTCATAATTGATTTTGAAACCGAGATCTTTTCCACCCTCTTTTATGAAATGCATGAACGCTTTTTGAACATCTGTAGCTTGTCGTTGAACAGTGACCGATGAGATGCCGGGATAAAAACGAGGATCAATAACCATAGACGAAAGTTCGTTAATGATCGCTTTACCGTTATAATTCATGAAAAATGCAGGGTATCCCATTCTCCACGCATTACACCCACCTAAGTCTGCACCGTAATACACAGCACGTTTCAAGTCCGATCCCGGCATTGAAAGCGGTGGTGGAGGTAACGGTTTCTTTATAGCAGAAAACACACTAACTTTAGGTGTGCTTCTAGGGGTTCCGATAGGAGCGAAGGGTAATCCTAAAGTTCTTGATGTAATAGTTTTATCCGAAAAAGATTTAGGAATGTCCTTCGACATTCTATTGACTACCTCTTGTGTCGCTGAATCGGGCTTCTTCGGATTGTTAACGTTCTTAAATTTCAATGTCATCTTGCTCTCCTATTTTAGTAAACCCATTACGTTTTTCAAGAAAAATCGTATTATTGATGAGTTTTTTGTTTTCGCTTTTGAATTCTTTTCTATGAGTAATTATGTAGGAATTCTCATTATACAAGTCTTTTCTCTCATTTAAAATGTTGAAGATCAAATCACATGCATTTGATGAAATTGCACTGTCCAACAGTTCATCGAAGAAAATCACGTTAAATCTAACGTCTCCCTGAATTCTTCTAATATCGAGGAACGAGAACAGACACGCTAAGTCAATACGTTTCCTCTCACCACCTGAGAAGTTTTCATATGATTTTTCAAGACCCTTATCATTCAATAACTCATAGTCGAAAAATTCGTCGAATGTTAATTTCGCATTCGATTCCAACATTTCCAGATAGTATTCAATCCTCTCATTTAAAACTGTAATGAGTTTATTTATGATGTAAGATTTAATTCCTTCTTCTGAAACGATGAATTTAATGTTATCAAATACATCAAGATTTTCTTTTGTAGAATCAACTTTATCCTTGGAAACGCCCAACTTCTCGTCGTTTTCGGATATTAAAACTTCGAAGGTGTTTTTCTCGTTTTCCGCTTCGAGGATATCTTCTTCGACAGTTGAAAGCATTTTAACGAGGTTTTCAACTTGAGAATTTAAATTCTTATTTGTTGAAATTAAATCCTGCATTTCCTTTAATTTGGTGGAAATCTCACGAAACTCTTCACCTTTGGAATTTAGGATTTCTTCTAATGGAGCAATCTTTTCCTCTAGTTTTTCCTTCTCCGCTTCAACACCTTTTATCTTTTCTTTTATTTCTAACAGTTCTTTATACTGCTTAATAGCTTCTGATAAAGCCATTAATTTACGTTTTTTCTGAGTTAAAGTGTCTATCTTTTCACGATTGGAATTACGTGTTTCGTCTGAGTTCTTTATCGTTTCTTTCAACTGATCAATCGTATCTTGATTATTTTTCTGCTCTTCCTTTGAGAAGGGACGTTCACACTCTAGACAGATATCTCCATACTTTTCTATCTTTTTTAACGTCGATTTAGCTGATTTGGTTTCTGCGTCCAACTTGACATTTTCTTCGTGGAGTTTATCAATTTTAAGAGGAATGGAATCGATAGCCTTCTTTATAGCCTCTTCTTTTCCAATCTCCTTTTCGACAAGTTCTTCGTCAATATCGTAAGATTTAACGTGAGAAGCAAAGGTTTTAAGGACCGCATCAGAAGAACTAATATCCGCTTTTATTTCCCCCATCTTCTCTTTGGTATTGTGAATGTCTTCAGATAATTCATTTAAAACCGACTCATAGGTGGAAGGGTCAAGACCGTCGATATCAACAGTTTTCTCCTTAATTACCCCAATTTCGTTCTCATAATCCGTCTTACGAATTTTGAGTTTTCTTATCTTCTCTTTTTTAAGGTCCTCAAATTCCTTCTCTTTTTGCTTGTAATTGTCTCTATTTTGCTCAAGGAGTTTTAAGGTTTGTAAATTGACATCTTGTTCCCTAGAAAACTCATTATACTTCTGCCTTGCCATCTTCTCCATATGCTTCAATATTTCCAATCTGAAAATACTTTGCACGAAATTGTTCCTATCAGCCTTCCCCTGTTGCATGAAAGGGACGGAATTGTTTAACGAGTGAACTATGCAGTTTTTAAAGATTATCGACGAAGAAGAGATAATGTTTTCAATTTGCTTATTTAACAATTCAATGGCGGGTGGATTCTCATCCTCATCACCATCGATGAATAATTTGCAATATGAAGGTTTTATACCCCTTTCAATCTTATATGACTTTGTAACACCATTTTTAGTTACATCGAACTCTAATACCCCGACGCAACCTTTTTTATTAACGTCATTTAAGATGTCACTCTTTTTAAGTTTAGCGATTGTAGTTCCGAAAAGAGTCCAATAAAAGAGTTGGACGATAGTTGTCTTTCCAGAACCATTTTCGTCGTTTTTGTCGAAATTATAGCCTGTTATGATGTTTATCCCTGATGAGAAATCAAACTCAATTGGGACGTTACCTATAGAAAGGAAATTCTTTCCGTATAGTTTTTTAAATACGACTTCTTTCACTAAACAACACTTTCACTTCTAGAGCCGCCACTCAACATGATGAATTCACAATTCTCTTGGAATTCTCCGAGATTAGTCGCCCCAACGTAACTAAAGGCACTCTGAAGCCCTTGTTCTATTTCTCTGAAAATATATTTCACATGCCCTTTAAATGGTGTGGTTTTAATAATACCCTCAACAAAGCGATTTTCACCTTTGTTCTCAGCACTAGCCGAACCCCCATACACAGTGTAGAATTGACCCTCATCGTTCCTGAAAACGGACACAGGGGTCTCAGATGTACCTGAGATCATACTACCCAACATAACAGCGTCAGAGAACGCTAAAGCCTTTGAGATGTCTCCTACGTGACTTATCCCACCATCTGCAATGATGTCGATGGGTAGGGGAGAGTGGTCCGCTTTCTCGCAAATTTTCTCTAAGGCGTAAAGCTGTGGCATACCTACACCTGTGTTATACCGTGTTCTGCAAACGGGGGAGGGACCTATTCCGACCTTTGCAACGTCTGCGCCCCAATAGATGAAATCCTCATAAGCTTCTGGCGTTGCTATGTTACCAGCTATTATAGTCACCTTTCTTCTTTCCTCTTCTGAAAGGGTGGAATTAATCCAAAGAAGCATATTCTTCATTAAGATGTGATGCCCATGAGCGACATCGATACAGAAGATTCTCGCACCATATTCGTATAATCTACTGAATCGTTCCTTATCTTCATCTTGAACACCTATAGAAACGCCAACACCTTCTGAGGAACCACATTCATCGAAATCATCAAGGGCTTGCTCTATACTGTTGAATCTATGAAGAAGCCCTAAACCGCCATGATCACTAATTTCCTTAGCCATCTTGGGTCCTGTTATGTTTTTCATGTTAGCTGAAATAACAGGAAATTTAAATTCATGATTACCTAAATGAGTGGTCAGATCAACGGATGTTCTGGTTTTTATCTCTGAATAATTAGGTTTTATTAATACGTCACTATAGGTGTAGCCTTTTTCCATTATACTCCTTAAAAGGGGGACACACCCAAATCACTTATCGGATTTAGGTGTGTTGAGAGATTCTTTGATATCTTCTAACTTGACGATTTCTCTCATCTCGTCAACTGACGGACATACAGATTGATTGTCGGTTATTTTATTGATATAGAAATCAATACACTTAACAATCAGAGTAGTTTTCTCACTCATCTGTTATCTCACTTGCTTGTGAAACGACCGAACTTATCTCTCTTGGCCCAATACTTACGACAGAAACGACCATCTCTTGTTCTATTACTGTAATACTTCTTCATACGTTTTTCTCCTTTTTAATGCGTTATTATTATACAATAATTCAAAACCTTTTTCAAATGGAAAAGTTATTTAATCACTTTCATTTCTTAATAGCGTCCACCACAATTGAATGCGGGACGTTTAAATACTGTTCATATCTTTTAAAGTTATCAGGTGTTCTCATAACATAAAAAATACTATAATCTATTTCATTTAAAACGGGAATACCATCCTCATCGAAATAATGTAAATAGTTTATCTCGCCATTTGTTTTGAAGGGGCTGTTATCGAAAAGTTCTTTAACGGATTCTATTGTCGGAAACCAAACGTGCCCACCTCCAATTACCGTTTTACTATTTTCGTCATAACTCCCACCGCCAACAGGATCGAAGATTATGTTACCTTTTTCATCCTTTACAGATCTATTAATATGATGTTCCCACTTATAATCAGGGACAGATAAGCGAAAGATTCCATTCGGTTTTAAAATTCTATAAATCTCTTTAATGGTGTCGTGTAATTTATCAAATTCTATATGTTCAAACACATCTTCAGCTTGAAAGTATTTGACTAAATTATCATCAAGTGGTATAGGTTTCGTTAAATCGTGTTTAATATGGCGGTTGTCCTGCCTGTTTAGAGATATCCCTATAGTGTTTTTGTATTTGTGATTGACTCTGGAATCACTTACAATATCCCCTGCGTATAAAATTGTGTCTTCATTTATGTTATACATCTTTATTGCCTTTAAATGTATCCAATAACCCTGCGTAATAATCGAAAACGTCATCCACCATAGAATCCATAGTCTTCGGCTCTTCTTTTCCCCATGCTTCTATTTTCCCTAAGTCTATCATAGACGGGAGAAGGGCTTTTGCTCCTGATAATATAACTGCACTTTGCCTTGTGTCGAACCCGCAAGAAAGAACATCGGCACCATTAGCTTGACTGACTATACAACCATGCACTCTATTACCAAAAAACTTGTCCACATTTCTATAGTGTTTTAAAAATTCTATAGAATCACCTCGATAAGAAATGATATTGTCATCGCTCCACCCCATACCTTTTGCGGTGTTGTGTTCATTTTTATTATGTGCGAAAAATTTGAACCCATTTTCTAAAAGAATTTTAGCAATAGGGGTTACTTTATTTTTCCATTGTTCACATTCATTAGGACTAAACTCACCATAATGCCCACCTAATGGCATTAAGTTGCACCCTTTAATAGAATCTGTTTTTTCCATGCCGTATGTGGCGAGATATGCGGGGCAAACTTGAACAGGGAAGTCAATTCCCGTTATTAGATTGGCTATTTCATCTCGAACGACGACAGTATGCGACCTCTCTTTTAAAAGTTCGGCTTCTGAGTGTAACCTTTCCTTGTCAACGCCTCTGAAGATGTTTGTGGCATCTTGAAAGGACCCTGCGCCTATCACACAAAAGTTATCCTTATTCTCTGAAACCCAACCTCTAGTCATAACTTTCCACCAAGGGACTGATGACCATGAGCTATTATGGTTTAAACTCCAAAAAACAGGCATTCCTGCCCAGATACACCTGTCAAAATCTATAGGCTTAAAAATCCCATTTGTTTCCTTATCCACAACATTCCCTATTGCGGATTTATCTATTTCACGTATGACGTTACTTAGACCGATTCGAATAAATTCGTCGCCGGGATTCTTCCCAATTGTTGATACTAACAACCACTTCACAATTTAATTCCCTCTAATTTCTCGATAATCTTATTCGAAAACCCACTACACACACTCCATGTGTAATGTCCAAACTTATTTATATTGGAATTGTAAAAGTCTACGCATTCCTCGGCTTTCCCACTTTCGGGAATTGGCAACTCATTTAAAAATTCACTAATAACTTTTTCATCTGTGGAGTGTAGTCTAAGTGCTAGATCGCCATAATTCTCAAAGAAAGGGTTTGATTTATCGTTTATTAATATAGGTATTGAACCACATGCGAGAGATTCGGCTACCCTCATACTTGATGCGCCTTTACCTTTTGGGCATAGTGTGTAATGTGACTTAACCATCTCATTATACGAGTTTAATGATATTTCTTCTTTCATTTCGACTGACTCACCCCAATAATTTTTACACTCTTGTATTTTCCATTTGTCGGAGTTTAAATTCCGCATAAAGCGTCTCTCGGGGGTGTCCCAAATTGTCCCACCAAAATATCCGAAAGTGGATTTACTGGTAACATCACCTGATTTAAATTTGTGTATTCTCGGGTTTGTTGTGTATAATTGAAATTTTCTAACGTTATCAGGCACTATTGTAGTTGCAAACCACACACTTTGATCGTCTGAAAAGTTAACGTCCCCACTTAATATGAATACAAGTTTCTCTTTACAATAAGAGAACTTATTTTTCACCATAGATATCTTTCCGTGATCGTCACCAACACTCTCATAGATAATAAAGTCAGCGTCTTCTGGGGATTGAGAAATTTGACAACCCTGTCCCTGAATCCAAGAAAGTGATGTTCTTTCTAATGGGTATAATTTCATTGGATTATTTGCCAATCACCCTTTAAAATGGGTGTACCTAAGTGTAAATCCCGACCGTCGAGTTTTTCTCTATAGTATCCCGGTTTCATTATTAAAAACTTTTCAGTGTCTATTTTTAATTGATCCACTAAATTACTAAAGCAACTCTCTATTAGAACTAACTTAGTCGCATTTTCCATTATTTTACACCAATCGAAAACACAATCTGAAATTGGTTGGACTAACACAACTTGTAAATCTCTTTTCTGAAGATCTAATTTATAATTTGTGTTTGTGTCGGAGGCTTGATTTTGAAAGACGACATAATTAGGGTTTTGAACCAATTTTGAATAAAGGTCTTCTTCCCGTTCCACGTTTCTTTTAATGTCAAGATTCCACTTTTCTTCGATAGGGACTCTAGCCAATTTATACCTAAATTCGTCGAAGGTGAATTCTCGTTGATTTAAGAATTTTTTCGTGTTATTGTTATTCCAGCTTCCCGGTGAATTGAAAGAAAGGTCTAAAACCTTACTCCCAATACTATTAGCGTATTTTTGACTATCCACAATGGGATTACTAGTGCGAATAGGGACAAAATTCACATAATCTATATGTCCCCTCACAAAATTCGTAATTAAATGATCGTAAACGGGCCAATGAACATTGTATCCTTGCTGATGATAGTACTTGGCAATAGGAAGGCATATGATAATATCTCCTATTTTACCGGGAAGGATTATAGTTAGATTTTCGCTTCTCATCTTATCTCGTTTGGTATGTGAACGTTGAAGTTGTCGAAGTATATCTTCTCTTGAAGCTGCTCATTAGGTTGCGGTTTTAGGAACGCGCCCCAAGGTTCACGTTTAGTAAGGTTATGTTTTAAGTTGAAAAACATCATATTATCTATAAAAATATCAAGGTCATCGTTTTCAATAGCATTTATGTTGAATTGAGTTTCCTTAGAATCGTTATTCCACTGATTGGCGTGATGAATGTGGAAACAAAACGGTGGGTATTGATTTCCTATTGGGGTGTTATCACCAAAACACTTCATAATACCCGCATATACAGGATCGAAACGTGGTCTACTCAATAAATAGTCGTTGAAAAGATCATAATATTCTTTATACCATTCGCGTTTAAACACAAAACAATCGAATCCAGCAATCTCCCATCGAACGGGTTGTGCTTGCTCCTTTAGTTTATCGAAACTATCTATATCTCGAATGTCTAACCTCGAACAGGGGAAGCATTGGGGTTCATTTTCAATGATATATTCTATCAGATTAGGGTTGATGATGACATCACTATTCACAAATATGAAGTAATCTTCACTTTGTTCATAAAGAGTTCGTAAGATGTCGTTGACGAAGGGTAGTTTCTTCTCTCCATCTTCAATGTAATCATGACTAGAACGTGTTAAATCGAATATGATGTCGAGTTTATAATGGTTTTTAAAGGTGCTCTCTTCGTCTCTGAATTGAACATCTAAAACGTCAACAACATCTGGGAAGACTTTCTTCAGATGTTTATACGAATCAACGGCAATATCTTGTCTTTTATATTTTCCGAATGTATTGGTCCCTATTAAAATCTTCATAGCTTCTCCGAATACTTTTCCTTAATGGTTTTTAAATTTTCGAGTACCTTTTCCTCTGTGAAAGCTCTCGCTTCGTTAGGATAACCCCCATACTTATGCTTCCAATGCATTGCTGACATGTTAACGTTTTCAGCATATTCCCCTTTATTGGTGATTGAAGAGTTCTCTGTAGCTCCCTCTATCTCACTAATGTATTTATCACTGTTCATAACGTCAGGCGACCACCACATAGAAGGTAGATATCCCCGTCTCACACACATAAAACTCCAATCAGCATGTTCAAAAGCATTCATATACCCAACATCGAAAGGCCCTACTACATCCAAAAGGTCTTTACGCATGTACATGAATGCACCTTGGAAGTTTTGATGGAAATCAACACCCCTCCCATCCTCATAAAGAATGGTTTTGATTTTAGGGTTCTTGTTTATCTTACTAAACATCAGATGTTTCAACCCTGTCACTTTCGATGTGTTAATATATCTTTTGAAGGCGTAAGGATCATTCACTAAAATGTCTTCCTCAACCAAAAAGAGATGTTCACACTTTTTACTTGTAAGAAAACTCAAGGCCAAATTCTTACAGCGCCCAACCCCTTGATTATCTATTAATGTAATCATGGGGTAATCATCGACGATGGGGTATTCTACATCACTCCCGCCGTCTCTAATAACGACAAGTTCACTGATAAACCCATAATTTGCATATTTCGATAACAATTCATAGGATTGTTTGAAATATTCGGGTCTATTATATGTTATTAATGCAACACCAATCTTTTCGATCACGGTAAAAACTTTCTTGCGTAATTCTTCTGAATAGTTTCGAGCCTTTTTAGAACCTGTTCATTAGAAAGTAACTGTTCATCTGTCGGTTGTGTTGGGTTGAAACCATACTTATGCTCAAATATCATGCAAGCTAATTTAAAATTCTTCTCAAAGTTCTCGTCTTTGCTTTGACTTTTCTCTACAGACTCCTGAATGGTCGTAATGTAATCCCATGAGTTATTAACATCAGGCCACCAGCAGTAAGAGGGTAGTAAACCAGACTTAACAATCTTATAACTATGGTCAACGTGCTCCATATTTTTAAGTTTACTGTAGCGTTCGTCCATATATCCAACCGCCTGAATCACAGACTTATGGAAAAACTGAAAACCTGCCATTAGATTTGGTAGGAAATTAACTTCAAGGTCATCGTCGTATTCTAATGTTGCTCTAATAGCTTTAGAACCGTCAGGGTTGAAGTTGTAAACATTCGAAAACCCATAATTCATATGCCACAATCCGCTTGCTTCAGCAGTTTTAATGTACTTGATGAAGATTTCGGGGTTCTTTATGATGACATCATCTTCAATTAAGAAGAGAAAGTTACAATCGTTCTGTATGAGGCATCTTAATGCATCATTTTTCGAACAGGCTATGCCAAGATTCTTATCGTGTTGGATGACCTGTAAATCGTCGTTATTGGCGAATTCATATACAGAATCATCGTATGGTTCGCCATCATTGACGACACAAAGGAAATCTATTTGAGGTAGAGATTTTATACATTGTTTGAAATAATCTTCTCTATCTTTGGTCGTTACTGCTATTCCTAATTTATTCATCGTTAGTATTCACTTCCAATAATGCTTCTTCATAAAGACTTAAGGTTTCACTTAATATTTTATCTTTATTATCTTCAATTTCAAGTTTTTCTACATATTCTGTGAGTAATAAATCCATATCAATCTCGACAGATTCGAAATCATCTGCTGTTTTGTTAGAACTTGAAGTGATTATTTCAGCGTTAAAATCTAAAGGTTTCAATTTGGATAGTCTATCGGAAATAGCATACACCTTTTCGATATCCACTTCCTCATCCACTATCAACTTTGTGATATTACCTTTGAAATCATTCTTCAGAATTGCGATCTCATCCTCATCTTTTGCCAATATCTTGGAAAGAGAGACCTTGATGTGTTTCGGAGAAACGTCATTCTTTATAAATTCCATTTCTCCGGTGCTGAAATTCAAAATCTCTACACCCTTTTCTTCTTGATAATCCGACCAATTCTGCTCATACGTATTACCAATGTATTTGATAATGCCGCTTTTGTACTTCTTCTCTGAACGAACATGGAAATGACCAGTTATAACCTTGTCAATCTTCTTTAGAAGACTAGCGGAATTAATTGAGTGGTGGTTCTTCTCACAAATCTTAACCTTATTCACTCTAAACGTTTCAATTTCCAAATGACCAAACGCATAATCCACTTTAGAAGGGATCTCAGAATAGTCAAACCCCCAAGGGAGGAATGCGATAGTTTTGTCCATATACTCGAAAGAAGTCGTTTCATCAACAACAACTATATTATCCCATTTTTCGAAAATTTGCGTGGAGTGAATCCTTGCATTATCCTTGTAGTAACAATCGTGATTCCCTACCAATATGATAATTTGAAAATCTTTTAATGTCTCAAGGAACTTATTCGCAGTGTAAACCGCTGTTAGATTCAACTCTTCACGGTAATGGAAAAAATCTCCAAGGAAAATGAGTGTGTTTATATGATTATCGTTAGCAGTCTGTTTCAGCCATTCAACATACCCAAGTGCGGTTTTATGGAAGGCAGACGAGTTCATTTTGTTTCCAATGTGGAGATCAGAAAACAAGAGAACTCGTTCTTCGAGCATCTGTTTAATTCGTTCTATTTTAGTCATAAGAATTGTAATCGTGGTCTTCGGTTTCCCTACTACCTTCAAGCATTATATCATCATGTACTGTGTCATGCAAATTCAAAACGAACTCTTTTTCCTTTTTCTCACGCTTGATTCGGTTACAAAACGCATTGAACGCTATTCGGGTGAAATAAGAAAAGGCGTTGCCCTTCTCTTTGGCGAACTTTTTCTTGTCGATAGCCTGCAACATCTTAACAATAGCATCCCCAACCATCTCATCTTTATAGCTGTAATTGATGAAATTAGGTGCGAATGAAAGACGAGTCGATATCTTTAAAACGCAATCCGCTAATTCATCGCATATCACACCCGTCCCATAAGACTCCACAATAAGGTCTGCAAACCTTTTCGAGTCTACGTAGTGTTCTTTTTTAGGTTTCTTTGATTTCGATTCTTTTGATTTTGAATCCTTCTTCTTCATATATTTCCTCTCTTTTCAATAAGTGCTTCTTTCCATATCTCAACATATCCGCAATGTCGAAAATTATTAACAATGTTTTATTGGCGTGTAAG